AATTTCTTCAATGTCGCTATCAGATTGATGCAGAACATTCTTTCTTACCCATTCGTTTGAGTAATACTTTCCTACAAATTCATCCATATCTCTCATAATATTAATTCTATTTTGAAGAACCTCGGCATCTTTAAGCTCAGTAAAGTGATTATCTTTTTGGAAATCATAATCAATTTTATCTTTAATAGCATCCCATTCTTCAATACTCATTATATTTTTTAGAATCAACTGTCTTTCTAAGACATAATCAAATAATTGCTTTGAAAATTTCGTTCTTAATCTGTCTACAAATCTTGAAAATTTTAATTCGTCTCTACTAATTTCTGATGATCTTCCAAGACTAAATCCTGTTTCAGGTTCTAATCTAGAAATAGGAACGTGTAAAGACTTAAATAGTTTTCTTTGGAAGTATTCAATATCTTCCATTTCTCCTAGATTTTGTCCTCCAGGTAATGATGTGATTTCAGTTCCTCTACCACCTTCTCTACGTGGTAACCAAAAATCTTCCAACATAGTCATGAACTTACGATCGTCTCTGATCTCACCTGTTGATGCATCATAAACTAATCTATTCTTATGCTTAGCCATCATATCTCTAAGATATTGTTCAGCCTTCATCTTAGGAAGATTGCCTACATCAATATAAAAAATTCTTCTTTCAGGTGCTCTTGAAATCCTATAGATAACCGAAGCATCTTCTAATGTTCTTAATTGGTTCAATGGCTTGATTGCTTTATGCAAATATGATAACACCATTTGATTGTTAGTATCCATTAAGCCAGATACACAATGTACGATACTATCTTTAGCTATTTTTAAACCTTTAGAACTAGATGCCGACGTGCCAGAAGTTCCTGAATAAGTTTTTCCTAGAAACCCTTTTTCATTGTAGATATAATATTCGTTTTTAATTTGTGTGGTTGAGAAGTCATTACCAGATTGTCTTTTCTTAGATACCTCTTTGATCTTTTTGATTTTACGAGGATCAATATATCTAAGTTCTGTAATACCTTGTCTAACATTATTTTCATCAATGATGGCATGGAAATATAATCTTCCATCTATATACCATCTACGATAAATGTCATAAGCCTTTTCTGAAAACTTCAAAAGGCCAAGTACTTCTTCAAACTCTTCTGCAATTCTTTTCTTGAGATTGTCAGATAATTCATCAACTTCGTCTAATATAATGTCAACTACCTTATCTTCATCAGTGACAATAGACTCGTTGATGATATCTTCAACAGCTGCTTCAACTTCTGGCTGAAGAGCCATTTCTCTATATTTGTTTACTAGCTCAGCTTCTGTTCTAGCAGTACCTTCAAGGTCAACGTAAGTTCCAAATACGCCTCCTTCAGCGACAACAGTAGCCCCATCGTCACTTTGCGGGGGTGCAAAGGACGACGGAGCTTTGTCGGATACATCCTGTATTCTTTTTATTTCAAATCCAAATAGTTTTGCCATAATATTTCACCTAAAAATTAATCTTAAGCACCACCAGCATTTCCTGTGGTACCACCTACAACTTCCCAAGAATCATATTGGAAAGTTACAGTAAACTCTTCAATAGTATCCACTGTTTCCCACGAAAGGTCAATGGTTGATACTTCTGAAGGGAAAATACCATTAAATTGGTATGTTCTTAATGGAGTACCAGTCTTCGAAAACTGCTGGACTGTTGCTGTTGATTTGTAAAGCGATGGAGATGCTGCTCCAAACTGTCTAAGATTGTTGTTAAATCCATTGATAGTATTGGACCATTCTTCCATAGCATTTCTGATAAGAAAGTCTTCATCGTTAATGACAGTAGCTGTCCATTCAGCAAATGTTCTGTCACCGGCAACTTTAACCTTTCTTCCAAAATAAGGTACTTCAATAATTCCAAGTGTTGCAGCTGGAATCTGTGCTGCTTTCACCATAAATGGTACTTTAATATCTCCAGTACCATTTGCTGGATTTGTAATCGTGACCTGGAAGAGTGAGTTACGAGCTCCGCCAAAGGTCAGCTGAGATTTGATCTCATTAATATTAAAAGCCATTTTTACCTCCTATTATACTGACCCTATGATTTCATTGAACTCTACTCCGGTCCTTACTGCTACAAAGTTTAGCTGGATGAAGTTAATTGATTTGGCTGGCTTGATGAAAATATCTCCAACAAACTGGTTACTATCAATCACGTTTCCAGTATTATTTGTTTCGTCACAAATAACTTTGAAGTCGTAAATACCTCTTCTTCCTTGAACATCCCTTAAGAATGGCTCCACAATATTTTTGAATTGAGTTCTTGTAAACTCATCATTGAATTCAAACAACTGTGATTGAGCTGCTCTTGCAATTGCTTTTTCTAGAACAATAAACAATCTTCTTACATTGATTCTATCAAATGCACTTGGTCTACCCAGAAGTGTTTTGTCACCAAACAATACAACTCCTTGACCAGGGAATGTTACAATTGGGTTAATATCTTTCTTATAGAGCTCATCTCTTTGAGCTTTAGTTGGATTCCATCCGAGTTTTACTACATTCTTGAGTACACCTCTTTGGAAACCACCTGGTGAGAACCATGGATCTCTTTCGTCATCGGTTCTTACAATAGCTCCTGCAACATCACCATTTAAAGGAACCCATCTGTACACATCATTATACTTATCGTACATATACTTGTATCCAGAGTCCATAATTCCAAACGATGAAGCAGTTAGAGAATCTCTAAAAGCAATTACATCATTTAATGGATCGGAACCAGAAACTGCATCTGCGTATGAAGGTGAAATACATGCTACACAGTCTTTTCTTACATCACAGATATTATCAATGATATAATTTGCGATAAGTGTATCATTAGTACCACCTAATGCTTTACCTGCCATAACTACAGAAATATCAATTTCTTCGTTATTAACAAACTTGTCTAATGCAGCTGTAATACCAGAAGTAGCAGCAGTAGTACTTTGATTAGCGCCATCTTCTCCAGCTTCTAATGAGAATGTTACTGCAGCGTTGGATCCTGCTGTGCCTGCAAAACTAGCAGCAGCTGCTGGTGTTCCTAACCCTAATCCAGTATCATCGCCCCAATAAATCCAGTTTGATTTATCTCTTAAAGCTGTTTTATAGAAATTGTCAGCTCCTTGTTCTGTTTTACCATCTGTACAACTAGAAAGACCTTGGAAGATTTCTAATACTTCATCTGCTTGGCCTGTGATCTGACCATCTTCGTCGACTACTACAAGATGAAATTCATCTTTAATAGAAGTGTTGGTATTTCTATCTGCTAAAAACTTGGATCTTCCTGGTGCTGTATCAAACAGATTATGATACTCCCAATATCTTGAAAACGTAGTAGTATTAGCTACATTAGCTCCTGTTACGTTTTTAGTATAAAGCGAATAAGTAAGTGTTACGTTAGCAGATGCAGTAGTGTTACCTTGGTATGCAGCTGCTCCGTTGTTTGATAATTTATAGAAAGTTCCATTCAACTTAATGAAATTGTTAGCTTTTAAGCTGTCTAGAAGTGCAGCACCGGTGTTTCGGATATCTGAAGACTGATCATCTCCAGTAACTGTAATTGTAAAAGTGTTTGATCCTGTGGTAATGTTTGCAGAAAATGTTTCTACATTTCCGGTACCAATATCTGTGTTACCAGGAACTGCTAATACATCTGTAGTTGGATTATGGGTGTAAGCAAACTCGTATGCGTTAGCAGATGGGCAAACACTTACCTTCAATGAGTTACCAATGCTTCCAGGATATTTTGCAATCCAGTTTTCATTTGTATCTGCATTTGTAGTATCTACATCGTAAGAATCAGAGTTTTTAATTAAAATTCCGTTTGCACTAGAACCACCTGTTGCATTGAGTGCATCACTTCCTACCCCTCTACTGACATAAAGTGAATTACCATAAGATAAGAAGCTCTCCGCAGTGAAGTATGCTTCGTAATTTGTATTTGAGGGCTTGCCAAACCTGTCAGCTAATTCAGTCTTATTAGAAATAAGAACTGGATCTTCGACAGGACCCCAACGAAAGATACCAGCAATAGCGCCCGTAGTAGTAGAGACAGCAGGAACCGTTGTGGTAAGATCTATTTCGCTGATATTGACGCCCGGACTAACTTGAATTGGCATCTTGTATCTCCTTAGCTAAGATTCAATTATATTTTATCAAAGTCAGTAAAGTTTCCATTTGGATTAACTAAATATCCATCTTCTTCTATAAGTTGGTCTTGACCATCGCTTATAATGCCAAAAGGAAGAATACTGTCTTCAATCGATTTTACGTTTTCATTTAGTAACATAGTCCTTATATTTATATTACAAAATTCTTTGAAATATTCTTGGTTAATTAACCATCCAAACATCACACAACACATGGCTAAATCATCATTTTTGCCTTCTTCGGCCTGATAACTATTGCCTTTTGATATAAAAGTTGTTAGTTCTTGCAAAATATCAAAGTCATTTATTACTAATTTATCTGATTCCACTAATGTTTTAAGAGAAGAGCATCCTATTCGTTTGGTAGTTTTTGTAGTCTTTAAACCAAAATGTTGAGTACTTCCCCCAAAACCACTACTTATGGTTTGACCTCCTCTACCAGAATTATTAACCATTAATACACCATCATATTCTAAATCCCAATGGAGGATATCTACTACCTGCTGGCCTAGATCATTTGTTTCTACTAGAAGGAATGCTTCATTGTATTTTTCACCTACTCTTTTAATTACTTCTGGAAACAATAGCGGAATTATTTGGTTGTTCTTATATGTGGCAACTACTTTGTAAGGTAATTCTGAAACCTCAAATACCACAAAAGCTGAATAGTCTAATCCTTGTCCTCTTGCAGTATCTACACAAATAACATATGTTTTATCTGGTTCAGGCAATTCGTATATACAAAGATTGTCTGTTTTATCTATTGGATTGGTAAATACAAGAGTTCTAAGTTTATTTGGACTAATTAATGTATTAGAAGATCCTACAAAGTCACATTCAAATTCAACTCTGAATTGATCTTCCGAAGTATTTTTTATAGTTTCTTCTTTCCATTTATCATCTCTTCCAGGAACATCTGACCAATGGACATCTATTCTCTTATAGTTATTACGTCCCTCTTCACTATCGGCCCATATTTTATAGAACATATTTAATCCATTAGGAGTAGAAGTAATTAGTACTTTAGATGTTGTACCAGATGAAATAGTAGGGTATACTGAAGCAAAAAACTCTTGTTGCATATTTGCTGGTACAAATGCAAACTCATCGAGATAAATCAGATTGAAAGACCCACCACGAATAGCCGATGAACTGGTAGCAGAAGCCAAGATTTTTGAGCCATTCTCTAGTTCTATATTCCCTTTGTTCCATTCTAACACTCCTTGTTGCAACCACTTAGGTAAATGTTCGTATGCTAACTGAATACGAGATAAAATCTCTCTTGCTTGTTGCATTTTATTAGCTAATATGGCTACATTATAGTTTTCGTTAAATAAAACATACCACAAAATAGTAGCAGCTACTGTAGTAGTTTTACCAGACTGTCTAGGCATTTTACAGATAACAAATCTATTTTCATAAACTAGATCAACTATATCTTGTTGGAATGGATACAATTCAAATGGAACAAGACCTCTATCTATGTTAACAATTTGAACGTAGTTCTTCATGAAGTATACAGGATCTTTACTGCACTTTACTAATTCTTTGATTTGTTCTGCTGTAAATTCTATTTGAGCGTTTGCTCTTTTTAGATTAGAATTTCCAAGGTAGCTATCTAGGTTCCTCATTTGAATCCTTCAACAATTTTTGTAATTCAGCTGTTGACCCAACAAACAAATTCTGGTTAACTGTTTGTGGTTGATCATCAGATGTGTTTAATTCTTTTCTAGTCTTAGAAAGTTGAAGTAAATCCTTATTAGCATCAGTTAATGTTTTTAATAATGTAGATAACACTTCATAGCTTCTTGGATGTTGAGATGCTCTTGCAAAGTCTAACATTTCGTCGACTGCTTCACCACCCTTACTTATAATATTAATTAAATTTCCTCTTGCATAATCAAAATCATCTTCTGCAGTATCTTTAGATGCTGCAGGAATCATCTTTTGTGTTGGCTTAGGATCATCTTCCAACTTAATAGGTTCTAATCCTAATTTATCTCCAATTTTATTTTCATCAATTTGCATTGTCATCTTCTACTGTTGATTTAATTGTAACAAATCCATAACTATCATCTGCATCAATTTCTGATCTATCAACAGTTATTTCATTATTAGTAGTAGCTATTCCAGTATTTGTTAATCCTGGTTTTACAACCACAGTTTCATTAATTGTATTGGAACTACTTATAGTAGCATTTCTTTCTTCAGCATAGAAATTGGTATTAGCCAATGTAATAATGTTGCTGCTTGTAATAGGTCCAAATACATAACCTTTCATAGTAAACTCAAGAGTCCATATAAGAGCTCTTCTTGTATCAAAGTCACCTTCGTAAACATCTTCTGAAGATACTGAGTTTAAAATAGTAGGAATGTCATAAGTTAGATCCATTTCTGGAATAAGATTTACTGTAGCTGTCCATTCTGGTGTAAAGAAAGGAAGAATTTGTTCTAATATCTTTGTTCCATCTTCTGCATTTTTTACATAAATGTATAATGAAAAGTTCATTGAATATGGAACAGGATTGTAAACACTCTTTACTTTTGACTTATCATCACCAACCTTTACGTTTTTTTGTAAAGTGTTTAATTTTCTATCTGGATCATAATTAATAGAGGACATCTCAAAAGACATCCTTGGTAAATTGACAGCTGTTTGTCTTGTAAGATTTGGATTAGAATCTAATCTTGCTAAGATTTTATCACGGGGTGCATATGAAATTGGAATCTTTAAAACTTGTTGTTGATTCCCTGTGTTGTCATTTCTTGTAATGTACGTATCATTAAACAATGTACCAAAAAGGATAACATATTTTCTAATCGTGTCATGGTAAAAGGTATGGCCGAACATTAGAAGTTACCTCCTTGACTAAACGGATCTTGATCTGTAAAGTCTAAGATGTTATCACCTTGGGTTTCAAAGTATACATTTTGATCTAATGTGTCGTTTGCTAATTCATCAATAAGTGTAGTTAACACACCTGTAGCGCCTGATGTTACGCCTGTAAGCGTGGCATTTGCGGAGAAATGAATGGTATTGGCTAAATCCGACCTGATACTTCCTACCTCTAGTGTAAACGCATTAGATGCGTCGTTATTCGCTGTTATACCAAGTATATTACCTTTTAAGTATTGTGAACTACCAAGGTCTTCTCTAATGACTTCTCCCTTCTGGAAGTTGCCTGCTACAGCTGTTAAGTATAGACTTCTTGCAGGAGCATTATCTTCTTCAATCTTATCTATAATATCAATACCAGTGTTAAACTGCTCTCCGCTATACTCAAACAACTCACACGACATTTCATATGTTTGAAGAGCACCCATTTGATAAAACACTGCTTCATGTTCAACAAATTTAATTTGGAATGCTTTATTGTTTAGTGGGAAGAAAATTATATCTCCTTCTCTAGGACGAGTAAGAGTGACTGATGTACCAATTTCATTATCAAAGGTTCTTTGTGAAATTACAAATGTAATCTGATCTCTAATTTCAACTCCAAACCTTGAGAACAGATCTCCTTCACCTTCAAATCCTTCTACGTTCTTAATATACATTTCCACTAGATAAGCTGAATCAAATCTAGAAAGATCGTCTTGGTTGTATAGGGAATCTCTTGCTACAATTGTTCTTGGAAGAAAGTAAACGTCGTGTCCGTAAATCTTAATAGATTCAGTGACTAAATCTTCGACAAGACTTTGCTCTTGGCTATTTGAGAAATTATTGAAATAGAAATTAGTAGCCACATTTCTATCCTATCATATCCATAACGACGCCACCATAATTAGTGATCATCTCTTGTTCTAACCTTTCTATTTCTGCATTAGCATCATCATAAATCTTAGCACCATTGAATGTCACACCACCAGGTAATTGCATTCCTTCAAACTTAGTAAGGTTTGTACCCCATTGTCTTTTAATAAGAGCTGATGTATATTTTTGCATCCATGTACTTTTCCAAACATCTGCATACGTATCAGGATTTACTACTTGATAGGCTTCTGCTATCAAATAGTTATTCTCAGACATTTTATCCCAATCCATATCAACATATAATCTGTTTACGTGTCTATTATATCTGATTGGTTGTTTACCAACCAACAACTCTTCTAACATTTGAATATGTTGCATAGCCATATAGTATGGAACCATAGATTGAGAAGTAAGTGTATATAAGTCGTTTAGTGCAATTTGATATCTAATGTTAAAAAGGTTGTTGGTGTTTGTTGCATCACCGATATCAAAAATATTAATAACACCAATAATGTTCTCTGGTACAGTTAAGTATCCATTATCTTTATCATCCTGAGAAACCTGCCATTTGTAGAACACTCTTTCGGTTCCATCGTAATGATAATCCCAATAAAACTGCAAAGCCTCATCAATGCGATCTTCAACTTGATCGTCATCAACGTTGATTTCAATTACCGGTTTGCCTATTCTTCTTAGACAAAACTCTTTAAATGTCGCTCTTGATGAAGGTACTGCCATTATTCCTCTCCGTAAAGATTAATACAAAGATCATAAAAGGCATTGTAATCTTGTTTTGCTTGCTTCTCAACTTGCTCATTAGTCATAGTTACTACTTTTTCTTCTGATTCAGCATCTGGCTGTTCACCCTCTGCAACAAAAGGCTCTTTACTATGAATATCTAATTGTCTTTTTACAAAGTCTTCTAAGGATAATTTTTTAAAAGAATTTGGAACATAATACTTTCTTTTGTGGGAAGGAAGAATATACCCAACAAATGACTGATCAACAGGACTTTTAAACCTTCCTCCCTTTTCAATGCAGGCAGGTTTTCTCAATCCTTCGTGTGTTTTTTCTAATTTATATTCTATCAACGGCATTTTAAAATCCTTGCTTTTTATTTATTTATGTTAATCTGCATATAGATAATGATTTTGACCTAATGATATAGTATTGGCTTGTACTATTGGACTGCTAGCTAAATCAGGATCGTTAATAATGTTGTTTAATTCTCCTACTTCTACTGTATCTCCTTCAGTGGAAAATGGAAACTTGTTAATAGTTGATTTATAATAATAACCAGGAGCTCCTGCGCCAATAATATATCCATCAGTAATAAATGCATCAGATCCATCTGATGTCATGGCTCCTGTAGCACCAACATGATTATTAGCTATACCACCAGGATCTCTTAAATAATTACCTACTATAGCAGCTGTTCCTGAGCTTATAGAAAAAGGAAACTTAGAAATAGAAGATTCGTCTGAATGTGGCATATAACCTGGTGTTGTTGCTCCAAGGGCAGATATCATCATGTATCCATGAGTAGGAGATGCACTTCCATTTCTAGCATAGAAAGCTCCAATTGCACCACCTGATCCAGGTCCATCAGTTGCTAAGATAGGATTTAATTCTCCAACTTCAACATTATCTATATTTCCTTCAGAAAAAGAAAACTTATTAATACTTGAGGAATAAACGGTCGGAGGAAAAGAAAACCCTCCAGAACTAAATCCGTGTGTATCTGAACTTACGGATCCTCCAGAACCATAAACAGGATTTGTATTCAACTCACCAACAGCAAATGAAAAAGTATCACTTGCAAAAGGATATGCTAATACTGTATGCTGATCATATAAGTCAGTAGAATCGCCAGAAGAAGGAGACTTAGGAAAAGTATTTTCTCTCAACATAAAATGATATCCTCTTTCTTTAGAAGAAAATCCTATATGCGCATAAAAACTTTCTGTGTAAAGTTCATCACTTTTAAAAGAAGGAGTTACAACATTAGATCCTA